TTCGCGGGACGGCGGCTCTCTATCTCGGCCAAGTTTTGTCTGGCTCGCTCTGCTTGAGCTACCAGCTGTGCTTCTTCTAGGCTACCGGTTTCGGCCTCGATGGCCTGCTCTTCCAGCATATTGGCTGTGCCGCGAGCCTGTTCTATCTGGTCAGCGATGGGCAGCTCGGGGTCTGGAGTAGGTACTTTGGTAGCGGCTTCCTCTGCGTACATCTGGTTTATGTCGGCAGTCTCAGCCTCATCTATCGCAGTCACTAGGTCGCGCTGCGCTGGCTGCTCAGTTTCTGCAGTGGCTTCTGGCGCTACGTCTAGGGTCTGAGTACGTATTTGAGATACGACACTACGGACGGTGTCATCGTCGAGTGGTAAGTCGTTAGCTTGTATGTATTGCTGCGCCTGCGCTAACTCAGCGCCAGAGATATCGCCCATAGCTTGTATGGCTTCGACTTTCGCTTCTGGGAACAAGTCAAGCTGCTCGCTACCCAGTTGTTCTTGCGCAGTGCCGCGAGCCGCGGCTTCGGCTTCAGTATCTATTTCACCTAAGTCCGCACCGGGGGCATTTCTGGCCGCTTCTTCCTCTGCCAACACCCGCTCAAGTTCGGCGTCCTCAGCAGCCGCAGCCGCTTCTTTTGCCTTAGCTTTAGCGCGTACTCGACCCTTAGTGAACAAGTCGACTGTGGCTTGTAGGATGGCACCGGCACCGCCGCCCGCGATACCCTCGTCAATCAGGCCAGCGTTAAGCAGCTCTGCAGTGGGGTTGTAGCCCCGCTCGTTGAGGTTCTGCAGGAACCCAGCTGCCGCTTCCTGAGCCGCTTCTTGGCCGCCTGTAGCCAGCGCGCGACGTATCATGCTGCCGCCTGCCTCAATAGCCGGCCCACCAAGTAGTTCACCTAACTTCTCTACCCCCGGTATACGCAGTATCCGCGCTAAGGGGACTACTTCCAGTGTTCCGATAGCGGCGCCTCGGCGGATAGCGGCGTTGCGCTCTTCCTCGGTAGCACCGTACGCACGGGCGCGCTCACTTGCTTCACCGGCTCCAGCGCCTACACCTAACGCGCCAGCGCCTAGAGTACCTATACCTGCGGCAATAGCACCGGGGGCGCCTAGGGCTGCGGCTCCCACACCCGCCGCGGCGGGGACTAAGAAACCGGCCAGACTACCTAGGCCCGAAGCTACCTTGTATGTTAGAGAGTCTTGGTCTCCGCCTTCTGGCGTAAACCTGTCGGCTATAGACTGGATCTTCTCGCGGGCTTTTAGCTCTTCCTCTTCCTCTAAAAGAGTAGCCGCACCCAAAGCTGCAGATTCAGCCGTCCCGGTAAAGCCAGCACCAAAGCCGGAGCCTAGGTTGCCGAAGAATCCAGACTCCTCAGCAGGCGCCCGTCGAGACTTCAAGTACTCTAGGTAGGGGTCGCCGCTTTGCACCGCCGCTTTTTCTTGCTCGTACGCAGCGCGCAACGCAACGCCTAGTATTTGCTGGGATTCCGTATCGCCGCGCTCTTGGGCGCGCATAAACGCGCGCTCGATATCCTGTCTTGTAGCCATGTATATACCTTACGTAGTAGGGGCTAGTATACCACCGCTTTTTATTACTGGTTGCGTTGTAGTGCGGCCGCCAAGTCAGTAGGGTTCACGCCTAGGCTAGTAAGATCTAGTTGACTACCAGACGCTCTGCTAGGCTGCCCGCTAACTACCCCTAGGCGTTCAAGTTCTTGCGCTATAATAGCCCGAGACTCAGCAGTGGCCTCGTCATATTGGGTTGCTAGGCTTCGTCGCTTAGCCTCCATTGCCAGCGCGTACTCTTGTGCAGCCTCTGGGTCGGCTGCTGCGGACAGCGCTAGGGTTTGGAGTACTGTATCGTCCTTGATATTCTCTGCGATAAACTTCGCCTTATTTTGCGCGAGCGTGGCTTGCGTCTCGAGTAGGCGCGTCTTATTGCCGGCGTTTTCAATGGCCATGCGAGTAAGGTTTGCGTCATCTAGCTTCGCTTGTTCTAGCGCGGCGTCCAGATTTGCCTTACGCATCTCAACATTCTGCTTGCCTTCTTCCGTCCCGGCACCATACTCAGCGGCTCGAAGCTCGCGCAGTCGGTCTAGCCCAGCGGTGCGCTTGTCCATCAGGTCTTTTTCACGGGCAAATCGCGCACTACGCTGTGCGGCACGGGCGTTTATAGCGCCAGCAGCGCCGGCGGCCAGCGGGTTAGATACACTACCGGCCATACCAGCCAGCAGCGCCTGCAGACCCTCTTGGCGCTCAGTTCGCGGGTCGAACATAGCGGCGTTGCGCTTCTCTTGCTCGGCAATCATGGCGTTGTATTTTTCCATCTCGCCTTTTGTATCGAAGAACTCGGCGGCGTCTCGTCGTCCCGCAGCTATTGCCTCCTCGCGACTAGGCAGATCGCCGAATCCTAACGTAGCGAGCCCTTGTGTACCTGCTGCTTGCGGCATGACACGTGTGTCGTTTACAGCGGGCGCAGCGGCGGCCGGTTTACCTAACGAGCGCAGTGGGCCCTGTCCACCAAGCATGGTAGGCGTAGTCGGCGCGGAGGTAGTTGCCGCGGGCGCAGTTGCCGCGGGCGCAGTTGCCGCGGAGGCAGTTGCCACGGGCGTTCTTCCTTGCAGCAGGTTTTGGCGGGCTTTGCGGTTGGGGGCAGCCTTTAAGGCAGCCGTTAAGGCAGCCCTTTGCGCGCTTGCATCTTGCCGCTTAGCTAGTATTGCGGCCGCTTGCGCTCGAGTCGTACGCCCGCGACTTCTGGGGTTAAGACTCTTTAAGTATGCGTCTATATCTTCGTCAGTTACTTGGCCTTGTCCGGGTGAGCTAGGTGCGGGGCTATCCGCGACTACCGTGCCAATTCCCTGCGTCCCCACGGCTTGGGGCATAACGGGCGCGTCGTTGTCTTGGGGCATAACGGGCGCGTCGTTGGCTTGGGGCTTGCTACCGTACCGCGCTGCTAAATCCGCATAAGTAGTGTCTGCGGGGGGCAGAGGGGCGCCTTTCGGCGCTGGAGACATCGCGGGCGTAGTAGTTTTAGGAGTAACATCTTGTGCTACGTTAGGCGGCATGCTCGGCGACCTTTCGTCGGGTGCTAGCTCTGGGGCGGCCATATCCACTGCGCCAGTTTCACCGCCTAGTATGCCGGCTAAATCGGCTGCTACGTCCATGCCCATATAGTTACGCTGGCGGGCACTAGAAGAGCGGTCTTCTTCTAAACCTAAGCGTCCTCTATATCGCTCAGGCGGCGCACGAAAAGCTCGGTCGAGGTCGTCAGTTTGTAGCCCGTCGTCATCTTGCGCGGTGGATGCACGGGAAGCTCGGTCGATGTCGGCATCTTGTAGCCCGGCATCATCTTGCGCGGGGTATATTTTACCTAGTTCGTCAAGAACAACGGCTTTTAGATCCGGGTCGAATTGCGCTACACGTAAGAAGAAACTTTCAACGGTCGCGGGGTCAGTGTCCTTGGCTACGTCTCGCATCGCGTAGCGTATATCATCTTCGGAGTATTTTTGTTCCGGCCCAAACTTTTTGGCGTCTACATCTCCGCCTTCCGCCAACGCAACAATGCCGCCGCTAGCCATTTTAGGCATGGGTGCACCCGCTTGCGGTGGGCGAGCTAAGCCCCCTAGGCCTGCTGCTTGCGCGCGTTGCTGTTGCTGTTGGGCCTGCTGCTGCATGACGCCGCCTACTTGCTGGGCCATCTCTTGTTTGGTGCGCTGGAGCAGCTCTTGTTCACGCTGAGCCTTGATAGTCTGCGGATTACTCTGCATCTGCATCTGCATTGCGCGGGCAGCGGCGTCTTTTTCAGACTTCAAACGCTGCAAAGCCAGCAAGTCTAGGAGCTGCTGGTTCTGTTGGTAGCGTTTTTGTAGCCCCTGCGGGTTGCCGCGGAACTGATCTACCGTTTGTTGTACTTGTTGGTCAATGCCGGGCATTGGTAAAGCTCCTAATTAAATTACGTCGAAGACTCAGTATTCCCGCCACCGAAGAGTTGTAGCAGCTGCATAATGGTGTTCATGCCACCCGCAGTTTGGCTCAGATCGCTAAGGCCGGCGTAGTTATTTGTGACAGACTCGATGGGCAAGCCCTGAAGTAAAGACTGCATGTACTGTACTTTTTTGTACGGGTCATCACGCTCTTCTTCAAACTGCGCTATGTCTGCGGCAATGCCTTCCGATTCGATATTACGCTGGATAGCACCCAAATCGCTTTGGGCTTTGAGGACATCAAACAGGTACTTGTTGGCGCTATCCGAAGCGGTCTGCCCGCGATTCTGCTCTGCGTTAAACTGCGTGGCGGCCTTATCGTAAGCCTGTGCGTAGCCCTGCCCAGTAATATCGGCAAGCAGCTGGCTTAAGTTGCGGTTGCCTTCAGACTCCATAATCGCTTGGCGTGAGCCACCGTATGCTCCAGCCTTAGTCAGGCGGCTAGCATCTTGCAGGCGCTGTATGTCTGCGGCGCGCTGAGCCTCACGAAGCTGCGGGTTCAGGGCCTCCATGAGGTAGGGGTTCATGTACTGCGACGCCATGCCCTCGTCAGTGAATGACTGCGGTACAAACGCACCGGCGCCTTCGGTAGGCAGAGTCAGTCCGGCTACGCCGCTAAACGCCGCTTGTTGTGCCTCAGACGCACCTGCAGTGAGGGGGCCTTCATACGCATAGTAGGGCTGGTCTGCTAGCGCAGCGCCCCGGCCCATCATGTCGGTTACGTAGTCACCTGCCCAAGTGGACAGTGAGGACTCTTGCCCTGTTTGCTGCCCAGCAAGCGGGTCTGCTGGTGCGGCTACGCCGCCGGTATTGGTCTGATTGGTAGTATCTTCGGGCATAATCTATCTCACTTCGGAGTCATTTTTTCCGGATTAATTTGCTTGCCTTGTTTGGCGTTGCCGGTGCGCTCTTTGCGTACACGGGACATCATCTGCTCTAACACTTTAGCACCTGCCTCTGAGTTGCCATTACCTAAATGACTGACCACATCTGCAGGGATAACGAACTCGCCGTCACTCAGGCGCGCTTCTTGCCGCCCATCAATAGTAGCAGGAACTTCATCGGCCATGCCATCAGTAGCGCCCTTCAAGTAGCCACCTTGGGCAAAACCCATAAGCGACGCTACGCCACTACCTGCTGTAGGCCGCTGCTCTTTAGCGCCGGGGGGAGCGCTAGGCATAGTGTTACCTTGCGGGAATTGTTGCTGAAATTGGCTTATACCGTCAGCCACCCGACTGCCTAGGTCTGCGCTGGTTACCCTGCTTTGTTGCCTCGCTTGGTAATCCTCCCACGCCTGCATAAGTTCTGGAGTAGCCTCTGTGGAATACTCCGAGTTCCCCACAGCGCCGCCTATTGTGCCGCTGAACATGCCTGTCTCTGGGTTGTAGTCGTTTAGCCAAGTAGTTCCGGCAGTTACCGCAAAGCCTTCGGGACTATTTATGGCAGTCCAGTCTCCATACTCTTGGCGGGGGGCAGGGTTCACTCGGTCAAGGATGGCACGTAGCGACGGCTGGTTTCCGTTGGGTGTCGGCTGCTGCGGTGTCGGCTGCTGCGGTGCCGGCTGCTGCGGTGCCGGCTGCTGCGGTGCCTGCGGCAACTGTTTAATTTGACTAAGAATACCCCTCGTGTTTCCGGACAGCGGCCGAATCGGAATCGCCTCATCCATATACTCTTCACGGGTCATCTTTGTCGGGAGGCCGAACGGGTTGTTCGCCTCTACTGGGTTAGGCTCCAGCGTCGGCGGCATAAAGTCTCGTGGAGGGCGAATATCAGGAACCTGTACGGCGGGCTGAGCAGGCATTTTTTGGTTGAACATCCCCCCTAACCCAGCGCGTCGGGCATCTAGGCGGGCACGTCGGGCATCGCGGCTCGCTTGTAGGCGGTCAAAGCGACTCTGGATGGCTTCTCGCCTAGTCGGATCATTAAATAAACGGGCTAAACCCCCACGACGGAAGTTTTGCGCGTTGCCTTGGGCCAGCGCTGCGGCTTGTGCTTGGCTAGCTGCACGTGCTTCTTCAACGGTGGGCGGAGTTGTTGCTGGGCGGGCAGCGTACTGGATGTCGCTAAAGTACCGTCGACCACCTTCACCGGGACGGCGATTAGGGTCTGGCTGCATAGGCACGCGGTCACGCACGGCAGTGTACTCTTTTACCTTGCCTTGGTACCCAGTGGGGGTAATGTCGGGCTTGGCCATATCGCTATCGCCGAGCAAGTACCCGCCGCCTAATGACAGCAATAGGCCTAAATCACTAAGGGTAGATTTTTCTTTGCCGTCAGCTCCGACTACCGTATCGTACAAAACGTCCTTACCGAAATCTAGTACGTCTTCCCACCAACTCATGTGTATCTCCTAGTTCGTTATGCCTGCAATATGTCAAGCAGCTCTTGCGTTAAATCTCGCCGGCCGCTACTACTGCGAGGCCTTCCGAATTTAGCTTCTTGCTCCGGGTTGGCAAAGATGCTACTAAAATCGTATAGATATCCAATGTTTACTTTCTCGTAATCATCGTCTACTTGTGCGGGCATTTGTTGCCCACTAACAAGTCTACCTCCACCACCGCCTAAACTCAATAGCGCTGCGAGTAAATCGTCAAGTCCTGACAAGTTAGGGCCTTTTATGTCCGGCAGGTTGATATCTGGGCCGTCCGGCAGGTTGATATCTGGAAGGTTGATATCTGGGCCGTCTGGTATGTCGATGTCTTTAAGGGCTTCACGCACCGGCTGGACTACAACGTCGTCTACCGTGCTACCTACCTCACGGACTACATCTTCTGTGGCGCTACCCGCTGTGCGCGCGGCGTCCTCGATAGCCTTTATTGCCTCGGGAGTGTCCGGCATGTCCGGCATGTCTGGCAGGTCGATATCCTTCAGGCCTTCGCGCACCGGCTGGATTACAACATCGTCTATAGTGCTACCTACTTCCCGGATAGCATCCTCTGCGGCTGAACCTACTGTTCGTACGGCACTCCATGCGGGGCTAATGATTTCGTCGTAGAAGTCACCCGCTACGTCTTCAATAAAGTCCCGTGCAGCTTCGCCGTAGTCGCCTAGGCTTCCGCCTGCCCTAACATATTCTGCTACGCCCGCCAAGAAAGCCTCGGCAGGGTCTTCCCCGCTTAGTGCTTTCTCAGCGATCTTCGACATACCTACTGCTAGGTCGTCAATGTTTAGCCCTATTAGCTCGCCTTTGCCCCCGGCGTACTCCGATAGTTTCTTCTCGATGGCTCCAGTAACGCCGTCGTCGCTAGCGGTTTGCGGGTTTACATAGTAATTATTTAGCACTGTACCTACAGCGTCGTAATACTTTTCCGCTGACACATCTTTAGCCACGCTAAGCGACGTTTGGATGGCCTTCTGTGTGGCAGGGTTTATGGTAGGGGGGATAATCCCCGCTTGCTGCATCTTATCGAACACAAACTGGCTGGTGCCGCCGTCATACAGCTCATCTAGGCCGGTAAGTACCGCACCCACATAGTTCTCGTCGGCGACTAGCTTGGCTACGTCTATACTTGTATTGATAGTCTTAGCCATCTTAGCAGCGGAGGCAGTCTCTGCGACTTTTGCTGCGGCTATAGCTTGTTCAGCTGCCGTCACGTTGCTTAGTGAGTTGAGCATTTCCGCCTGCTTAGCCGCTTCTTTAGCGGCATTTGCAGTGGTTGTTGCGTAGTTAGCAGCGCCCGCCGTTACCGCGTCGATAGCAAAATCTTTTACGTCGAACTTAAAGTTCGGGTTAGCTACAGCCTGTATACCTGCGTTAACCCCGGCAGTTATAAGGCCCACAGTGGCGGCTTGCGCGAGCGTGGCTGTGCCAGCAGCAACAGCGGCAGTGGCGGCGGGTGCTATAGTCGCCGCCGCCGCAGGGCCGGCCACCGCTGCGGTCACTATGGTGGGTATAGCCTTACCTATGCTAACTGCTATCCGCTCGTCCTTGACTTCTTTTGTGCGTAATTGCTGCCCTGTGATGGGATCTAGTACATACATAGACCCGTCTTCAGTTTGTCTGTAAGGGTCTACTCCAAAAGAGGCGTTTAATACCGCCATAGCGGGACTACGCAACAGCGCTCGCTGTACCGCTTGTTCGTAGCGAGCTTCGGGCATTTGCTGTACGGTATCTAGAACTATCCCCTTAGCGATAGCATTGTATAGCTGGTACTCTTCATCGGTAAGGTCTACCCCGTAGTTACTTCGCAGGTTGCTATTAACTTTCAGGGACGGATTCAACTCTAGCGTGTACCCCTGCGGCAAGTAACTGCTTAATGCCGCGGCGATATCCTCATAGGCCGCGTTTTCTGGTATGCGCTCAAACGCTGATACTGCGGCCTGTATATGCTCCTCGGGTATAGGTTGAGATAATATGATCGGCGAATCGTCGCCGCTAAACCCGGCGGCTTTACGCATAGCGTTGATCTGCTCTGCACTAGTCCCTGCTGGCACCTGTGCAAGCATTTGAGCGTATATTTGCTTACTAACAGCCCCCTCAGAGCGGTCGTCTAGTTGGTGCCAATCTAGAGAAAAGTCTTCTAGCCCTGCGGCCCTTGCCGCGGCTATGCTTGAGTCGTATAGGTCTCCATATTTATTCTGTAGTTTCTCTACCCTAGCGGTCTCTTGTAGCTTTTTCTCCCCTTTCCAGTTGTCTAGAAAGGCTTGTTGCTCAGCTTTTGGTAGCTCGCTGGCAGCGCGTATTGCTTGCTGATACTCATACCCTGAGTAATCATTTGTTCGGTAGTTACCAAGATCTGCGGTGCGCACTCCAAGGATGTCTATATTCTCTGCTACTTCCGGCACGTTATCCGTCATGCGGGCGTAGCGCTCCTCTGCGCCAGACAGAGTACGATCTAGTTGTTTACGCTCCGCAGCTAACGTATCCCGCTCCGCTATAGCCTCGTCATACGCAGCTAGTTGTTCGGCGGATAGCCCTGACAGGTTGCGGTTGTACGCGTCGGCTTTAGCCTGCCCAACAGCATCCTTTACTTGTTTCCCTCTAGCCTCGGGGTTTTCAGCTTTGTACTTTTCGGTAAACGCCTCTTCGTCAAACAGCTCGTCTATACCTGCGGGGGCTTCCGCACCTTTGCGCTCGTACGTGTAGGCTTGATCTCCCAGCGCAGCATTATAGGCGTCTATAGCCGCTTGCTGCTCATCTCCCAGTAAATTAGCTCGCTCGCCTTCAGGCGTGTAAAAACGCTGGTACTGCGCTAGCGTATCCTCGTCTAGGGAAGTTAAGTACGGGTTAGCGGCAAAGTAGTCGTCGTATGTGAGGGGCGCAGGCTCTTCCGCAGGGATGCTTACCGCACCTTGCGTAGTGACTGGACTAACGCTGTAGTCGGGCTTAGCTTTAGCTTTCGGTATATCTATAGGCGTTAAGAGATCCTCTGGCACCCTATCACTGGGCATAAAGTCTTGTGCGGGCAGTATGCCCGTAACGTCTTGCGCGGGGGCTACTGATTTAACGGCCGCGGGGGTACCACGCTCAAGTTCTTCGATGAGACGGAGTTGCTCTTCGGGGGTCAAGGAGGCTGGCATTAGACGTTACTCACGAAAGACACTGAAACAACGGTAGAGGGGGCGCCGGGGTGTGGGGTTGACGCCGCGTGACTATGCAAAACTACGTTAGTGTCGTCCGCCCCCCAGTACATCTGTATATACTCCCCTGCCATCACATCTATAGAAAAGTTCCACACAACAACTATTTTTTCCCCTGATCCGGCTAACGAGTATTCGTGAGAGCCGTAGGGAACGTCGGTGCCGTTCTTGTTTATCCACACCCAAACATTTTTAGCCGAGGCATCACTACTTTCAACTTGCAAGGATACTTGGAAGTTATAGATGCCATCGGAGTCTACGGTTATCTTAGTGTCGTCTACGATAGTTATGCCGTTGGCTTGGTAAGTAATATCGAATTCTACGGGGTAGCCCGTGTTTATAGCGGCTATAGTTTGCTCCGTAGTGCTGTAGAACAGGGCATTTGGCATATATAGGTATTTGCCCCCCTGCTCAGCGCTTAGCAGCCCGTCTATAAGCGCTAGTAACCTATTAAAGAACAGGCGGAAGATACTGTTTGTCTGTATCTGCGTGTTCGCATCGTACTCCGGTTGGGCGTACGGGATAACGGGTGGAGCAACTCTACCTAGTTCGTTGGCCATTAGCGTCTGCCGTCAGGCCGCATATCTATGCGGGGGGTGCCCAACTGCCAAGCCACACCTAGCTCAGTAGATTCGATTCTGATTGCCAGCTGGCGCCCACGTACTCGGGTATTTATCTGCCCAGTAAACTCTTCTACAGGCAGCACTGCACTGCGGGTTATTGCCGCGGAGTTGGTGCCCGCTACCGACGCAGGGTCGTTGTAGCCTGAGCCAGAGTTAGCGAGCGGCAGCAGCGTCATAGTAGCCGCTGGGGCTCCAGTGGTAGACCCGTCAAAGGTCATGTCCGGCAACACCCGCCAGATAAACATGAACCGGTCGCCGTCCTCGATGTCAAACTGCGCTGAGGATATGTACGCGTTTATGGGCTGCGCTGTATCCCCTAGGCTACAGTCATTCCCAACCTCATGCTCCACGATGTTGTTTACGTAGGTGGCAGCGATGGGCTGCTCCCGCAGTGGGGAGTCTAGCCACGCGGTACGGGCCATTGTGCCGTAGTACCAGATACCTTCTTTGTAGTTGTACACTACATAGCGGTCAATGTCCGTAGCCTCTGCAGAGCAGTAGAACCACCAGACTTCGTGGAACGCTTCGTTGGTGCCGGCGAATACTTGCTCGTACTGCTCGGTGTTAAAGTCGTTAAATATGTAGCGGCGCACGTCACAAGTAAGCGGCAGCGTACGGCCGTCGTACATGTAGAACTTGTCCCGGCCCATCCAGAACGCGATACCGCCTGCATAGGCTACGGCGTTTTGTGACGCGATAGAGACGTTCTCACCAACAAGTTGCGGTGCCCATACGATTGGCGCGCCCACATACTGCAGCGAGTACAAGGCGGTATCTGTCCACACCAAGACTTCTTGGCGAGACTGTATCGCTGATACTATCTGGCTGCCGCGCGACAGGCGGATGCTGCCTGCTTGGTTTGTTGCCGCAGGATTCCACTGCACCGGATTCTCTTGGTCAGACCAGCGAATCAGTAGCGGGTCAACCACGGTAGTAAGTACGTCGTTTGTACCGAAAGCAAAGACAAACCTACTAATGTCCGATACTAGCGTGAAGTTCTGCTGCAGGGGCACTTCAGAGGCTCCCGACAAACTAGACAGGGCTACGGCCCTAGTGTTCACGCCATCTGCAGCTACCCAGTAATAGATAGGTTCTCCGCGGGGGCCAAATATCAGGTCTTCGCCAAAGTTTGTTTGTGTCCATAGGCGTATTGGCGCCGCAGACACTGTGCCGGTACCCCACACACCTGTGCCCCACGTACCGCCGCCCCAACCTTCTTGAGGCACCGCGTAGGCTGCACCGACGTTTATTTGGTAGGCCGCAGTAACCGAGCCCCCGCCGGTAGCGGAGGACGTAGCGTTAGTGCCAACGTCGATGCTGTATGTGGTGGGACTTGTTAGGGTAATCTGGTACTCGCCGTCAGGCGTTACGCCACCTACTGCAGTTGCGCCAGAAAACGTGACGTAGTCGCCGTCTAAAAACCCGCCCGCAGCATCAGTAACGTCAACGATTGACGAGCCGCTAGTGGTCTCGAAGGGGTCAGTTAGGCTTTCAGTAGCCCGCAACGGAGTAATATCGTTGTACTCGTCGCCCTTCTCGATATAAAACTTCTCGCTAGTACCCACCCCAGTAAGGCGCAGCCCACCGAGAGTAATCCAGCTCCAGAGAGACCTAGCAATCCCGATATAGGTATCCGTGGATATGCGCTGCCAGCCACCAATCTTCTCAGGCTGGCCTTGACGGAAGCGCACTTTATCGCACTCGTACCAACCACCCTCGTTGGTGTAGCGCGTGTTCTCACGGTTTACTCCGGGCTTAATCTGGAGTTTCTGGAGCGGCATACCGCCTCCTTACATGGTGTCCCCGAAGACCGGGGGGAGAGTAGTGACTCGAATCGCCACACTCTGCTTTAAGTTGAGCGGCTCTCCGCAGTCCGAGCAGGTGTCTGCGTTTAGCTCCGCTTCATCTACGTCGTAGCCACAGTTAGAGCACACTACTTCTATGTCATGCTCGGGGATTATTGTGCCGCCTACATCTACGGCTGCGTTGCTTACTTTCATGCCCAAAACTCCTCGGGGTTTACGTAGTCTCCATCTACGATAATCTCGTAGTGGACGTGGTTCTTCATCTTCCGTTCTGACGTGTTGTACTTGCCGGCGATATCTTGCGCCACGCCAATCTTGTCACCTCGACAAACGGCCACACCAACGACAACGTCAGGGCTAACATAAAACAGACGATGGCGAGCGCCAGCAGTATCAGTAACCTCAACATACCTAAACTGAAGATCGCTTGCGTATGGATAGCCAAGTTTAGTCACCTTCCCATCTACTGGGGATAGTACCGCAGCTCCCGCAGGTGCTGTATAGTCTATTCCTCTATGGATTCTAGCCCCTCTGGAAGCGCCAAATTCGCCGCTACCGAAGTCATCGGAGCCGCGTTTCTGTAACATTACAGTTATCATGGTGTCTTACTCTAACACATTATAGTCTAGGACGGACAGTGGTTCTATGCACTTCGCCGTCAGTTTCATGGTACGTAATTATCTTAGCACCCCTTGCAGACACCCAGCCACCCCGTGCAGCATACGCATCGCGCCCAGCTAGTGTGGGGTGTTGTTCGGCTATAGCCCCGCCGTCCTCGACAACGCGCTCGTGATGGTAGTGCCCCGTATGGATGTAGGTCTGAGTGGCCTGCCCCCACATGGAGCGGAACCTAGGCTCGCTGGCAAACAGTTTATGTAGCTGCTGCAGCTTGACCTTGTGGCCGTGGTGGAAGCCCAGCATCACGTTGCCGTGCAGGTGGGCGTAGTAGGGGTAGTCATTGTCAATCACAGTGACTCGCGGCTCGTTGCTAAACATGTGCTTGACATGTTTGCGTAGCCAGATAGACCCGCTGAGGTCGTGGTTGCCCTCGGCCTGCACGATGATAACCTCGCCGAACTTCTTGAGCATTATCCTGACGGCCTCAACCATGATGTCCATGGTGAGTTCCACTAACTTAGAGTAACGTGTATCAGAGTCAAGTACATGCCCGCTCATGGGAGTCATCGGCCCTAGGATACCGTCGTAATGCAGGAAGTCGCCCAGCTGGTTTAACATGCCATAGTGCGCTTTGGGGGCAGCGGCTACCATCTGGTGTATCGCGTTAAGGAATACGTCTCTAGCGATGTTGCTGTCCCAGTCGTCGCCAGTCTCCGCTTCGTAGGCGTACATGCCTAGGTGGAAGTCGGTTATGGTAAGTAGCGAGAGTAGGGATGTGTCGGTCTTGCTCGGAACTGCAGATGGCTTAAAGGGCTTGAAATTGGTGCTGCCCTGCTCCAACGCTTCAAGCAGCAGCTGTATCTGGCGGGCTTGGTCTACGTTGGTCTTTACCCACTGCCCGGACGGGTCTCCGTCTCGGTTGTAGTATGTCGACACGCCCTTGACAGTGTAGCCGTCAGGCACGGTCTTAGTCATGTCGTGCTCAGGGGCATACCCCTGCCTAGCGGCTCTATTGCGTGCTCGCTGTACACGATACACTAGCGCAGAGTGGTGTAGCCCCAATGCGCGTGCCGCTGCGCGGTAACCTCCGTGCTCCTGTACTGCTCGTATTGCTTCCGCTTGAGATTCTGTAGCATAAGCTAGTAGGCGGTCGTCAATCATGCGGTGTACCTTTTTAGTTTTTTGCAAGTCCTTTTGTACGCTCAAACGTGCGGAGCGTGCCTAGTCCCAACATACCCATGAGGATAGGCATCATAGTGGCAGTATCAGCTTGAGGTATATCCACACCAAAAGCACTGAGTATAGGAGAGAGCAGGAAATTGACCCCAAAGCCGGCCACACAAATCCAGCCAGTGGCTGGTCGCCATCCGCTTTGCCAGAAGCTGCCTTTAGCTTCTTGCTTGTTGACTTCGATTTGTGCAAGGGCAATTTCATGCGATTGTTTTGCGCTCAGTGTTGCGATCTCGTGCGCTAAAGCGTCACGCTGATCTTTGTCCGGTATTACTTTGTCTAGAATGGCTGTAATTGGTTGTAAAAATGGTAGTAAGTTCATACAAGGCCCTTAGCGATAGCTGCGAAAATCCCCGCTACTACAACCCACATTATCCTTTCTACCCACAGCCCTTTCGCATCGTGCAGCTCAAGGGCTTGAATCCGCTTTTCGTGCCCTTTAACCTCCTCCTGCAACCAGTGTTCTACCTCGTCGATGCGACTGTGCGCGCGGGTTAAGTTCTCGCGCGTCTGCGCGTGTCGCTCTTCGAGCAAGGTTAGCTTCTGTAGACTCTTGTCTACGCTACTGATAAACGCCTTGATGTCGCTGACATCGGACGCAGTAGCGTTGAGCTTAGATTCTAGCTGAGCGAGTTGGATTTCTGTGGCTGCCATGTCGTGTCCTTACGTGTTAGGGCTTAGTAGGCCAGTCTACCCCGTCGGGGAAACTTTCTTGGTCGGTGATATCGCGTAGCGCTTGGCGATAGTCTACTTCAGCTTGCGGCATAGTGCGATCCTGCACTGCCCACCAGTCGGTTTCGGCTAGGAGCTTGTTGCGCCGTTTGCGGATGTTCGCTGCCTTATCTTCTGACGATAGCGCGCCTATCTGCCAGTCTTGCACCCATACGCCGTCTCGGAGTTCTGGGTCTTGCAGGGTAACTACCTGCACTAGCGGGTCGAACTCGGGCGTAGGCGCCGTAGAAGTACGATACACGCCGTACTCCGCGAGGGTAGCGTCCGAGATATCTTTAGGGAACGAGACCTGCGGGTTGTCCGCTCGAAGGCGTCGCAGCGAATAGGGTTCTGGACTGTTATCTACTACTTTAATGTACATGTGTTATTCCTCTAAGAATCTGCTATGACCAAGACTATGTCTAGTGCCCCTTCCCAACCTGCGTCGGTTAGGGAATCCAGCACTACCATGCTGCTAGGAGTTGTTACGTCCACCGAAATCAAATCTGCGGTCGGATTCACATCTGGGGCGTACAATACCCCTGCGGTCGTATCTAGCGCCATAGCAAATATCAGATCTGTCGGAGACGCAGATACAGAGCCTAGCTCTGACATACTGGCAGGATTGGAGATATCAATAGCCACTATCTTATCGCTATCTTGGCAGGCTACATACGCGACACTCTCGGCCAAGTCTAGCGCTATAGCTCGCGGAAAGTCTAAATTGGCGTTAGTAAAGGTACCTAGCTCTGACATGTTGCTAGGGTCTGATATGTCAATAGCTATAAATTTATTGGTAACTCCAGATGTTATATACGCAACGGAGTTAGCTACGTCTAGTTTTATGTCCCACGGGAAGTCGATATTTGCGCTAGTAAGAATATCTAACTCTGACATGCTGCTAGGGTTTGATATGTCAATAGCTACTACTGAATCGCCAATAAGGTTGAGTACATACGCAACAGAGTTAGTTGTGTCCAAAGCCACGTTGCGAGGGTAGTTCATATTTGCGCTAGTATAAAAACTTAACGCAGACATGCTGCCGGGAGTGGATACATCTATGGCCGCGAAGTTGTTATCATCTGAGGCACAGACATACAATACCGAGTTGGTTAAGTCTATCTCCACCGCCGATGCCCCAGCTAGGCTGGACGGAGCGCTTAGAGTACTTCCGGATATCAGGTTGGTGGGGTCTGATATGTCAACGGCTGCGACTGTACCAGTGGTGATGGTACGATAGGCTACAGAGTTGGCAGGATCTACTGCTATGCCCGACACGTTAGCGGAAGTTAGGAGGTCTAACACAGAGAGGCTGCTCGGGGAAGATATATCTACGGAAGCTACCACGCTATTTCCAGTTAGATATGCGACAGACGTCACAGAACTGAACGGCATCACTGACTGTAGCTTATTGGGGAGCATTAGTATTTACCGTACAGGGTAGAGCCAACTTTCCACAACACTATAGTTGTGTACCCCGTGGTCGCCAGCGTAGGCGCAGAGCCGCCGCTAACCAGCCACGTGATTGTCGGCCAAGTGATTGTATAGGCGGTGCCATCGTCAATCATCAGAGTTACGGACTGCCCAGCGGCCACCGAATCAGTTAGTGTGGTATTACCAGACAGTGTTTTGGTTTGAATAGAGCCGTTGTCGGGGTCAATCGCAGTGCCGGTAAAGTTGTAAACGGTCTCTGTAAACCCGCCGCCGAACGATACGTTATCGGCAGTTAGGTTGATAGAGCCGGTGCCGTTGGGCACAATGTCGATGCTTCCATTAGACGTGCTGACAATGTCGTTGCCGTTAACGTCTAAATTACCCCCAAGTTGCGGGCTCGTGTCGTCTACTACGGCAGTTATCCCGCCGGCTGGTGTGGCATCGACTACGTTAGTGCCGTCACAGAAAACTAACTTGATGTCTGAATTGGCGAACGATACGCCAGTGCCACCAGAAGTCTTGAAAGTTATCGTCTGCCCAGTAGCGTTGGTAACAAGATATATTTTAGTTGCGGTAGGGCAGATACATGTGCCTGCACCGCTAAGCTGTACGCCGGTATCGCTCATGTAGATGATCGCACAGCGAGACTCGGAGGTCGTGCCGTTAGCGGTAGTCAGCGTGTGGGAGTTAGTAGTCCATGTGTTAATGACCGCACGGCCAGCGACGGCCTCTTCGACCATCTCGGTGATATTGTCGTTTACAACATCGCCCCATGTACCGCTAAGCTCGCCCGATACGGGGAGAGCCAGCTTCAAAATACTTGTATATCCAGTTGCCATTTTTTAAGCCTCTATGCTACATCTACCCAGTCCGGCGACTGAGTATCTGATACGTTTGTCCAGTCAGCCGTCTGACTATCTCCTACGCCTGTCCAAGTATTGGACTGCGCGTCATCTACTGCTACCCACCCGGGCGATTGTGAGTCAGGTATGTTTTCCCAGTCTGGGTTCTGCCCATCGTCTACCAAGCCCCATACATTTACGGAACCTATCTGCCCTGTTGCAGCAATACCTATGGGTATTACGGTAGCCGTACCAGTGACGGCGACTGACCCTAACGCGGTTGTTCCGGCAACGCCTGTGGGATTTACGCGCGTTACAGTCTGAATTGTTACCGAGTTTACCTGCCCTGAAGCGCTAAGTCCAGAGGGCAACACGTTACCAGATGCAGATACTTCTGCTGTGCCAATCTCACCTGATGCCGACACACCTGTCGGTATCACAGTTACAGATACAGCTACATCAACTGAGCCCAACTCGCCTGTCGCTGCAAGGCCTGTAGGCTGTACGTTTGCGCGAGCTACGACAGTAACATTGCCTATCGTGCCGACGACTTGTAGGCCCGTAGGTTGCGCTGTCGCACTGGCTTGTACGGATACTGTTCCAAGTTCCCCTGTGGCTGCTACCCCTGTGGGGTTTACAGTGGCGTTAGCGCCTACTTCTACGGTGCCCGTGGCGGTTGTAGCTTCTAGGCCAGATGTAGGTACATCTGCAGCCCCAGTTACGGTGACACTGCCCGCGGTGCCCGTGGCAGCTACTCCGGTTACAGGGACATCTACTCCTGTACCTTCAATGACAGCTACAGTACCGGTTGCCCCTGTGGCTTCGACCCCTGTGGGGAATACGCCTACGCCTTCAGCGACAGTGACCGAGCCGACCGCGCCGGTAGCAGAAAGCCCGCTAGGTTGTACGTTGGCATCGGCCGCTACGACAACCGATCCTATATCGCCGGTAGCTGATACGCCGGTAGGCAGTACTAGTGCAGTACCTGTAACGGTAGCTGCGCCCAACGCACCTGTGGCTGATACGCCAGTGGCGTATACCAATGCGGCTCCTGATACGACAGCTGTGCCTGTAGCGCCCGTGGCTTCTACGCCTGTAGGCAGTACTAGTGCAGTGCCTGTGACGGTAGCCGCTCCTAGCGCGCCTGTGGCAGAAACGCCCGTGAGGGTTACTTCTGCCCCTGCGAAGGTACTAACAGTACCAATATCGCCTGTAGCAGAAACGCCAGTCAGGCTGAGTTGCGCCGAGCCTGTGGCGGTAACTGTACCAGTAGCACCAGTGGCCGCTACGCCCGTAGGTAGTACTAGCGCCGTACCTGTAACGGTAGCCGCGCCTAATGCACCTGTTGCTGATACCCCAGTAGGTAATACTAGTGCACTGCCTGTTACGGTGGCTGTGCCTGTAGCACCTGTGGCTGATACGCCGGTGGGGAGTACTAGTGCAGTACCTGTGACCGTGGCTGTACCAGTAGCACCTGTGGCTTCTACGCCCGTAGGCAGTACTAGTGCCGTACCTGTAACGGTAGCAGCTCCTAATGCGCCTGTGGCTGATACGCCGGTAGGCAGTACCGTTGCTGCGCCGGTTACGCTAACTGAGCCTGTGGCCCCTGTGGCCTCTACTCCAGTAGGTAGTACTAGTGCCGTACCTGTAACGGTAGCAGCTCCTAATGCGCCTGTGGCTGATACGCCGGTAGGCAATACTAGTGCAGTACCTGTTACGGTAGCTGAGCCTAGTTCGCCAGTAGCAGAAACGCCAGTCAGGCTGAGTTGCGCTGAGCCTGTAGCCGTAACTGTACCAGTAGCACCTGTGGCTGATACGCCGGTGGGGAGTACTAGTGCAGTACCTGTGACCGTGGCTGTACCAGTAG